CTTCCAAAATTAGGCTCAGTCTCAGGTGTTCCCTGATGCCTTCCTGTTTTCTGAGACGTATCCTCATCTGAAGCAAGAGTGTCAAAATAAGCGACTTCGGCATTGGCAACGGATTCGTTGCGAACCTTGCTCGCAAATTTAGACCCCTTTTGCTGCGAGAGGAGATAAATCGACCTACCAAATTGTTGCGCTGTTACTTGGTCTATAGTTACAGGCATAATCAATCTCCTTAAAATTTGAAACACTCTTTTTTAACGGCTTGAGTATCTCGAACTTCGAGGTCTTGCCTGCGCTTATAGACCGCTCGTCTCCAGCTTTAGGTACTGTAACCCGCCGGCTCTATTTCAGAGGTTTCGGCGAAATAACCTTGTTACGTATCATTCTATCTATAACTTCGTCAGGCGTCATCAAAGACGGTCTCTGAACGGCTATAAAGTGACTACCTTTTCCTGAACGTCCTCTCTTATCTCGTGGTATGGTCTTGCCGTTTTCATCGCATACCCCACGACGATAACCATCAATAATCTTGTTCTTTATTTCTTCTTCGTTTTTCATTTTTTGTTAATATTCATAACGCGGTACAATTTATCTCTTTCTTCAGACAGCTCTTTAAACAACTCTATCCTGCCGTCATTTTTCATCATCTTGCCGTCCTTGTCCGCTAAAATGAATCCAGGCATCGCCTCAATCTCGTTTATCCTCGACTTCGCCTGCGCCGGAGTCATAGGACCTACTACTTCCGAACCTGTGGTTTTATCACCATGTTCGGAAAGTCTGTTTCCTATCTCGGCGAATAAGTCGGCAATCAGCGGGTCATTTCCGATTCGCTCTAATATAGACTGTCTATCGTCACCATTTACGAAATCATTAACTACTCTATTTGCCAAATGAAGGCGGGAATCGTATGCTTCGCCCCATTTTCCCCGCAAAACCTTCTCGCTTTCAACCTTCTGCCTCTCCATTACAAGCGGAAGTATCCTCTGATAAATCGGCATAGGATTTGCCATAAGGTCTTTATTGCCTTCAGCAATTCGCTTGGCCTCGAAATTCCATAATGTTTCAGCCTGTTTTTGCGTAAGGCCGATTTGTTTGAAAATGGTTTTTGCTTCCGTGGCTTGGTTTTCATCATAAAACTCTTCAAGTCCTTTAGGTGCTTGTAGTTTGTAACCTTTTATTTCCGCCGGAACACCAATCGCCTTATGAAACTCCTCTATCTCACTCGGAGAGGATTTATCGGTAGGAAGTACAACACCCTTCCTGCCGACAAGTTTATCAAGAACCCCAAGTTGCCGGAAGGTACTTTTCAAATCCGGCAACTTATCGTACACGGAAGATTCCCTTAAATCCTCCGGTACTAATCCTTCCTTCCAGCCTTCGAGTAAGTTCCCATCTTCGTCAATGTACTTTGACAATTCCGCCGTCTGGGTCTGCGAGTCTCCTACCGCAACTGCGGCCTGGGTCGTAGAGTTTCCTTCTGCTTCTGGCATAACAATTATTCCTTTCTAAAAATCCATTTCATTTTTAGCCGAGTCCTGTTTCTCGGCAGTTACCGTTTCCAGTCTTGATCGTATATACAATATTACGGCACGCTTGCCACAATTTTTATTCGCAATGTCAGGTCTGCCTTCGGCAAAGGTATTTCTGTTTTCGTAACAATAGCCGGATAAGTCGTCAAGAACCTTCTTTCCGGCATCGGTATCCAAAAATATCGCCCTGTAATCGGCGGGTGTGGCCTTTTCCATTGCGGTGAGTGGCATTATTATATCCTACTAACCATTTTGATTATTCCTTGACATAACAATAACACCAAAACTATCCACAGCAGCCACCGGAAAACTGTAAGCCAGTCTTTTGACGTTTCTTGTTTTTTCATTTTCCGACTCCCATTAGATTTCCCGCCGGACTGCCTTCTTCCGGCTTCTTCGTTACATTTCCGTAAGCCTGCCCTGCCGTTTGAGCCGCCTGCATAGCCATCTGCGACTGTATCATTTTCATTCTGCGGTCTCTCTTAGCTAAAACCTCTTCTTCTGTGGACAAATCGTCTTCGTTCACGCCGAAAGACCGAGCCTGACGTCTGATAGCCTTGTCTGCATTGATATTGTCAGACGGCTTCTCTTCTGGAAATATGGCATCTGCCTGTGCCGTAAATGCCGCAAATTGCTGAAAAGCACGCGCCTGCTGGTCTCGCAAAGCCAAAGCTAATTCCCCAGTGTATTCTATACCAAATCCTTTTCCGGCAAGTTCAGGCACTCCAGCCTCTTCCGGACTCGGTATAGCCCCATTTCTTATCAATAACAGCATACTGCGAGTTATCACCGGATTGAATAGTTCAGACTGAAGACGATATACAGGGCCAGAAAGCCGCTTCATCGCCTGTTTAACTCTCTCGATAATCTCAAGACGAGTGCGGCGGTCGCCAGGTAAGTCGGCAAGCGGGGCAAATACGTCTCGGAAAAATGCCCTGTGGATTATATCCCGCTGCATCTCGAATATTTCTTTTGTGTACGGAAAACTGCCGAGTGCATTTGCCTGAACGGGATTTATCGAATATCTCTCTGTAACGTGATTTATTGCATCCGGCGACAAATCAACTTCGCCTTCTACGTTTGCATCTACAACTTCAAGTGGCATGTGTCCAGCATATCTGTTACCCATTTCAAGCAGGTCTTTGTGCATTTGCTGAAGTTCTTTGACCGTACTCAAGACTGCCGTACCTTGCCCCCTTCCCCACTTTTCAAAAGATGATTTTTTCCAGCGAGGAATATGATATGGATTTTCCTCGTATCCGCCTTCCTCAATTATATTTTTTTCCTTGATATTTACGTATAATGACTCAAAAGGCATATTGATATTATCAACGAGCATAACATTTCTTTTTATTCTCGGCCTTACAAGATGAATAAAGTCAAACATCTTGCTTTCGTTCTTTAACTCATTCACCGCCTTCAAAACTTCCTTGCCCGCATTGTCCCCAAATAAGTCAACGGCCTGCCGAGCAGTAAGAGAGAATTTTAATATCGTGGTATCCGGAAAACCTCTGCAATCCTGCTTGAATGTAAAATGCGATATATCCCAGTCTTTAAAATTCAATCCAAGTATTTTATTATTCCACTCCGAGAACATGCAGGCAGTTCCAAGCCCTATATTGGAAGATAGCGTTTCGTGAAGCTGAAGCATGAAATTAGAAGACATCATCTTCTGATAAGTTATCTCCGAACACATCGTTAGATATTTCTGGAATTTATCAATATTGCGAAAAGCAACGTTGTCCGGAATGAAACTAAACGGAAGTTGTTCGGCAGGAAAGAACACATTGACAAAACCGGAAACCATATCGTCCAAATCCATTAGTGCGGTCGGGTCTCGTATCAAAAGAGACTTATCCTCGCCCGGAGTTCTCTGGCCTGTTATCTGGTTTTCTCTTGGCAATATCAAATCGGCAACTTGCTGATAAAGGTTGCGAAAGTTTGACGCCTTCGCCTCCTCTTGCTGCTGCATTTGGATTATTTGTTCTGCTCTATTGTCAGACATAATTTTACCTTATCCTAACATGGTTTTTAGTCCCTTGCTTGTAGGTTCAAGATTTCCGGCAAGAACCGTTTTTCGTGAACTACTCTGCCGCCTTCTCTGTATTTCTGCAAAATCTGCGGTCAATCCTTCCTTGTCAGGTATCGGAACCGGCTGCGGCGGCGGAACTCTGGGTTTTGGCGGTGTACCTCCCATTATAAATACTCCTTATAACGAAATGCGTTTTTAATTCTAATAATCAACTATATAAGCTTTACTTATAATGTCAATCACAATTTCACGGTTTCGTGTTTTGCAAATTTCTGATGACTTCTTTCGTTATACACTGACTTTGCACTTGTTGTCCTGCACCGGTGAGCTGCCAGAACGAAATAACCGGTTGCGTGCCTGTAATGGTCCTCACCAGTCCCAGTCTGGTTGTAACGATATATAATCTGTCCGGTTTTCTTATTCGTTTCCTTCGATTTGGCCGTATTACAGTATTGCCGAGTAAATTCCTCAACAACCGGATTCTGGCGAGGTAGTTTAATCTGGCCGTTTAACATTAGTCTATGAGTCTGGTCTAAAATGCCAGTGCGATAAGTCTTTACAATGCCATTATTGTCATTGAAATCGGCCTCCTGCAAAGGACTATCGGTATATTCACACAGGAAAATCTTGTAATTCTCCTGTTTTTGAAAGTTTCTGGCCTCATCTTCGTAAGGTCTAATGTCTATAACCGCCGATTTTACGCCATATCTGCGGGCAAGGTCGTGTATCTGGTTGAAAGTCTGAACCTGTACTATCT